CAAATCCCGAAGTTAAAAAATACTCAGGAAATATTATTTTTGTTGATAATAGACCAGCTATTACTCGGTCAACAAACCAAAAAGAAGATATCAAAATAGTATTGCAGTTCTAAAAAATCATGCCACAGCAAACCAACTTAAATGTATCGCCATATTTTGACGATTATGATCCGAAGGATGATTTTTATCGTGTTTTATTTAAGCCAGGATATCCTGTTCAGGCTAGAGAATTAACAGCTCTCCAGTCTATACTGCAAAACCAAATTGAAAAGTTTGGTCAACATTTCTTCAAGGAAGGTGCTAAAGTAATACCTGGAAATACTGGATATAATAGAATTTATTATGGTATACAGATTAATAATAATTATCAAGGAATTCCAGTATCTGCGTATGTAGATCAATTAGTTGGTACAAAAATTACAGGACAAAGATCTGGTGTAAGTGCTGTAGTAGATAAAGTTTTATTACCTGAAGATTCTGAAAGGGGTCAACTTACACTTTATATAAACTATCTAACATCCAATACAACAAATAATTCTACTCAAGTATTTTCTGATGCTGAAGAATTAACATGTTCAGAGATAATAACTTCAGGATTATTGGGTAATACTGCAATTGCTGCTGGTGCTCCATTTGCTATTACTGTAGCAAATGATGCTGCTGTAACTGCTTCATCTTTCCAAATTCAAAATGGTGTATATTTTGTTCGCGGTCAATTCTGTAATGTAAATCAAGAGACTCTTATATTAGATCAATACAGTAATTCTCCAAGTTATAGGGTAGGATTATTTGTAAATGAAGAAATAATAAATGCAGATATAGATGAAAGTTTAAATGATAATTCACAAGGGTTTAATAATTATTCTGCACCAGGTGCTGATAGATTAAAAATATCTTTAAGTTTATATAAAAAATCTACTGATGATTTTGATGATAATAGTTTTGTTGAATTGGCAGTAATAAATGATGGTGTTCTAAGAGCTCAAAGAAAAGGATCTGCTGGAGGTGCTGCTCTTGGTGGATTTAGTGGTGTATATTCTTCTAATTTTGATCTAACAGATACTCTTGCACGAAGAACATATGATGAAAGTGGTAATTATGATGTAAAACCTTTCGATGTCACTCTTTTAGAATCTTTAAATGATAATATTGGAAATAGAGGTGTGTATAAGGCTGGTCAATTCACAGCAGGTGGAGAAACTCCAAGTGATGATTTAGCATTATATAAAATTTCTCCAGGTAAAGCTTATGTTAAGGGTTATGAGATCGAAACACTTAACCCAACATTCCTCGATGTACCTAAACCAAGGGATATAAACACATTAAAAGATCAATCAATAATTTATAATACTGGTCCAACATTTAAAATTAATAGTGTCTTTAGAACTCCGACTGTAGGTATCGGTAGTACATATGTTCTAAGTTTAAGGGATGAAAGAGTTGGTGTAAACTCCGAAACTGCTCCAGGACAAGAAATTGGTCTTGCAAGGGTATATGATTTTAGACTTGAATCAGGAACTTATGAAGTTGCAGAAGGTGATAGAGCTAAAAATCAATGGGATTTGTCATTATATGATGTACAAACTTTTAGTGAACTTACATTAAATCAACCAATTACACAATCTGTTCCTGCTTTTATTGAAGGAAAGAATAGTGGAGCAACTGCTTTTCTTGTTGGTTCCGTTACTTCTGGGGTAGGATTAACTGTTTATGAGAAAAACGGCAATTTTATTGCAGATGAACCACTAATTATTAATGGTATTAATAATGGAAGAACTGCAATAGGAATTACTGACTATACAGTTTCTGATGTTAAATCTCTTTATGGAACTGATGATGGTACTATTGGTATTAACACTTTTAGTGCAAATATAATTCCATCTACTTTATTTGATGTTGGTATTGCCACTGTTGGAGTGGATAAGGGAGCTGCTGGAACTAAGATACAAAGTACTAATCCTAATTTTCCAGGTATTACTACTGTTGGTAATCTTATTCAATATAGTGATCTTACAATATCAGAAGATCCTATTTTAGCAAGAGTAATTAGTGTAGATTCAACTTCAGTTTCTGTTGTTGGTGTTGCTACTGTTTCTGGAGTATGTAATGGTGGATTGCCTGTTGTATCAGATGCTGCTGGTATTACATCAACAAAACAATATAAAGAGGTAAGTGATTTAAAAGTTCTATCAACTAAATTTGATGTTTCTACTGACAATACTTTAGTCACAAGACTTTCTAAATCAAACATATCTAATGTTGATTTAACTGGTGCTTCAGTTGTTATAAGAAAAACTTTTAATGTTAATATTAGTAGTGGTAGATTTGAAACTCCTATTCCTACGATTGATACAGATGAATCTTTCCAACCATTTACCCCAAAGAGATATTCTTTAATTGGTGCAGATGGTAAAACTCATGAATTGACATCAGACCAATTTGATTTTGGATCTGGAAATACTTGTCAAATTCGTGGTTTAACTGATCCTCCTGCTGCAAATAAAGGAGCGACTTTAATTGCTACTATTAAAAAGCAAAAACCAAAAGCAAAACAGAAAATAAGAAATAGGGTTAAATCAATAGTTGTTAATTATTCTAAGGATGCTGCTTCTGGAATAGGAACTACTACATTAAATGATGGATTGACATATGGTTCTTATCCATATGGAACAAGAGTTCAGGATAAAAATATATCAATAAATGATGCTGATATAATAGAAGTATTATCAATATATGAATCAGCAGATACAAGTGATCCATCATCACCAAAAGTTAATTTATCTTCTATTGTAACTCAATCAACAACGACAAATGAGTTAATTATTGGTGAGCAAATAATTGGACAATCTAGTGACGCTGTTGCAATGGTTGCAGAAAAACCAAGTGATAGTCAAATTACTGTGATTTATCAAAATGAGCATTTGTTTACAGAGGGAGAAATTATAAATTTCCAAGAATCTGGTTCTAGTGCAATAGTTTCAAGTTTAGATTCTCCAAGTTTTGACATATCTCCAAATTTCTCATTTGTAGATGGTCAACAATCAACTATTTACAATATTGGTCAAATTAAGAGAAAATTTGATTCAGATGCTCCATCGAAAAAAATAAAAATTTACTATTCTAATGGATCTTTTGATTCTGCAGATAACGGTGATTTTATAACTGCAAATTCTTATGATCAATATGATTATGGAATAGATATACCAAAATTAGATGGTACTTCTAATTCTGATATGATAGATATCAGACCAAGAGCATCCATAGTATCTTCTGTTTCTGAAGGAGATAGGTCTCCACTTGAATTTAAGGGAAGAAGTTTTAATGCATCTGGAAACTCTGCTCCTAATATATTGGCATCTGATGAGAGTATAACACTTGATTATTCATACTATCTTGGAAGAATTGATAGAATATTCTTAAGTAAAGAAGGTCAATTCCAAATAAAATATGGAGATCCTGGAGAAGATCCACAAAAACCTGTTCCTGTTGATGGTGCTATTGAAATAGCTACTGTTAGGCTTCCACCTTATCTTTATAATGTTGCTGGAGCTCAGATTGATTTCTTAGATCGTAAGAGATTTACGATGTCAGATATTAAAAATCTTGAGAATAGGATTAAGAACCTTGAATATTATACAACTCTTTCTTTATTAGAAACTAATACAGCAAATCTATTTGTAGCTGATAGTGATGGATTGAATAGATTTAAGTCTGGATTCTTTGTTGATAACTTTACTGGATTTAAAACTCAAGAACAAGGAACTCCTATTAATAATAGTATTGATCCTAAAAATAAGGAACTAAGACCAAGACATTATACTAACTCTGTTGATTGTATATTTGGACCAGTTGTTGGTAATGATCCTACTGATGATCTTAATTTTGCTACAATTGAAGGAGTAAATGTAAGAAAGAAAAATGATGTTATAACTTTAGATTACTCTGAAGTTGAATGGTTGAAGCAAAGCTTTGCAACTAGATCTGAAAGTGTTACTCCTTTCTTAATTAGTTTCTGGCAAGGAACTATGGAGATTACTCCATCTTCCGATACGTGGGTTGATACTGCTAGATTGCAACCTAAAATTATTAATGTAGAAGGTGATTATCAATCTGTTTATAATAGAATGGTTGATAATGGTGAAATAGATGCACAGACTGGATTTGGACCAGTAACATGGGGTTCATGGCAGACTACATGGACTGGAACAACAACTAATGATACTAGTAGAGATACTACAATATCCAATCAAACTCGTGTGTTTGGAATGGGTGGTTGGATTAATAACTTTAGTGGTGGATTTGGAAACCCTGCTAGAAGGATTAGAGAAACTGTTAATCGTGTCACTAGAGAAACTACAAGAACAACAACTCAACAAGGTGTTGAGAATAGGACAGGTACTCAAACATTAGTTACTGAATCATTCGATAGAACTTCTGTTGGTGATAGGGTTGTTAGTAGAGATCTTGTTCCATTCATGAGATCTAGAAATGTTGAATTTATTGCTAAGAGAGTTAAACCTCTAACAAAACTTTATGCTTTCTTTGATGGACAGGATGTTACTAAGTATTGTGTTCCAAAAATTCTTCAAATCAGTATGACCTCTGGAACTTTCCAAGTAGGTGAAACTGTTAGAGGAATGGTTAATCCAACAGGTCTTAGTCAAATAACTGCAGATAGTTTACCTAGTATTACTTTTAGAGTAGCACAATCAAATCATAAAGAAGGTCCATATAATGTTCCTACTAAGGTTTTTGCAGAAAACCCTTATACAAATCAGAGTTTCCCTGCATCTTATTCATCTACTTCTAATGTATTAAATGTAGATACATTTTCACTATCTAATGAACCACAAGGATCTTACTTTGGTTGGGTTCAAGAAGGAATGGTTTTAAGAGGTCAATCAAGTGGAGCAATTGCAACTATTGAAGAAGTTCAACTTCTTTCAGATATTGGTGCATTTTGTGGTGGATCTTTCTATATTCCTAATCCTAATAATATTAGTTTCCCAAGATTTGAAACAGGAAGTAAAGTTCTTACATTAACTAATGATGCAGACAACAATCCTGATAATGCTACAACTGTTACTGATGAAACATTCACATCTGCTGGAACATTAGAAACTGTTCAAGAGAATATTGTTTCTGTTAGAAATGCTAGAATTGAACAAAGACAGCAATTCCAAGAAAGGAATGTTAATAGAACTCTTGGAACTGAAGTTGTAGGATCTCAAGTTCTTTCTGAAAGTACAAATCAACAAATTATTGGATGGTATGATCCTCTTGCTCAATCATTTTTAGTTGAAGATCCTGGTGGAATATTTGTTACTAAATGTGATGTATTCTTTAGAACTAAAGATGATATGGATATACCTGTGGTATTCCAAATCAGATCTATGAAGAATGGATTACCAACACAACATGTTCTTCCTTTCTCCGAGATTGTATTAGATCCTTCAGAAGTTAATATTTCTGCAGATGGATCTATTGCAACTACAGTTGAATTTAAAGCACCTGTTTATCTTGAAGGTAATAATACCGAATATGCAGTAGCTTTAGCATCCAATTCCACTAAGTATAGTGTTTATATTTCAAGGATAGGTGAAACTGATCTATTAACTGATACCTTTATTTCCAACCAACCATACTTAGGTTCTCTCTTTAAATCCCAAAATGCTTCTACATGGGAACCAAGTCAGTGGGAAGATTTGAAGTTTACTATGTATAGGGCAGAATTTGAAACATCAGGTACTGTTGAATTTTATAATCCAGAATTGACTGAAGGAAATAATCAAATTCCTACATTAGCACCAGATTCAATAATTCTAAGTTCTAGAAAAATAAGAGTCGGTCTTGATCAAACTGTTGGTGATAGTTATGAAATGGGTAATACCATTATTCAAGATGGAACAATGGCTGAAGGTAATATTGTTGGTGCTGGTGGATCTATTATTCCTACTGGTTTAAGTATCACTAATGCTGGTATTGGATATACACCTCTTGATGGTAATCAAACATTTGGTAGTGTTAATCTAGAAACAATTACTGGTACTGGAAAAGGAGCAGTTGCTAATGTTTATATTAATAATGGAGTTGCAGCTGCAGCTACGATCACTAATGGTGGAACAGGGTACTCTGTAGGAGATGTTCTTGGTATAACAACTATTGGACTTTCTACTGGTGGTAATGGAACTGTTGGACGTAATGCTAGATTTAGTATTACAGGTATTGGAATGACTAACGAATTGACTATTGATAATGTTCAAGGTGAATTTGTTGTTGGTACTGCTAATACTCTCTTCTATACAAATAGTTCTG